AATGTAATTAATTGTTCCAGCATTCCTTCTTAAAATAGTAGGAGATTGAGAACCTACATTTGGAACAGTGAATAAGAATACTGTGCCTGTAACCCGATTTGTATCAGGAACATCACCCAGGTAAACTACCTCATTAATTCCTGCAACGGTAAATCCAGAAGATTTGATGTTAAAACCATCCATACTTTTAATATGGAACTCATTACCAAATCCAATAGAATATTCTGCAAATGAATTAGTCACAACTCTCAAATCTCTTCTCATTTTCACTGTAGTGATGTTAGAGGTAACTGCTTCATGACTATCATCAACGATTTTCAAGAATTTACTATATTTAAACCTAGCACCATACTTATTCATTTCAGAAGACTCAGCATACTTATTTGCATTATTCTGAACGATAGTAGAGACTGCTGCTGCCGAAGGAGCGAGGTTTGAGTTATAATAAACCTTACTATCAATTTCTAAGTAAAGATATTTGAGATCTAGAATTTCTGGAACAATTCCAGCGACGGCATATTTCTTTAATTTGAGTTTTATATTCTCTTTCATTAAATTTGGTAGAAAATCACCAAATCTAGGTTTGATACTAATAAAAACCTTACCATATTGAGGTGGAACTAACTCTTCCCCACCAAAAACAGAGATAGATTCAGTTTCTGGGTAAATTTTTGCTGGAATTAGTGTTTCATAGTCATTTGCGGTCAATGCTCTGTTTTGAGAAGCATAAATGCGAGGCGCAAACTTCTTAATTGACTCAACACCTTCAATTGACTCTCCACCAGATGCAACAATCCCCGTTGTAAGTGCAGAAATACCAGAAGTAACAATATAAGTTTGAGAATTGCGGTTATAAGAAAGTCTTCCAGAAAATTTGAAGTTATTGACGCCATTTGCAGCATCACCACTAGAGGTGATATAATTTACTTCAATAAAATTATTATCTTCAAGTTTTTTACCAAAAATATTGTCTCCAAAGATGACTTGATATCTTTCATCATCAACTTCTTGAATAAAGTATACTTTTGAGTCTCCGTCAATATCAAACAAACTATCCTGAAGACTATATTTTACACTTCTGGAAGATTGTTGATTTGGTTTAACAGTAACCGTCATCAATTCAGAGTCAATGCCAATATTATCCAAAATAAACTTCTGTTCTGGATTTCTTGCGTTGTAAGTAAAGTTGGATGTTACTAAATTACCCTCATAAACTGGAATATTATTAAATTGTGCAGTATTATCAACAACGGGAACAGTTATATCTTCTAAAATCGAGAAAACGAATGATTGTGAACCAAAAGAACTAGAGGAACTTGCTACAACTCCTTTTTGGAGAGTAATAGTTGCTGGTGCAGGTGAAATATCACCAGTGTTAATAAAAAATGTGATGGTAGCACGGGCAGCTTTGCGTGATTTTGGTGTATAACCAATATTTCTTGCTAAAGAGACTACATTTTCTCTTAAGGTCGCACTATCAATAAAAACTTCGTTCGCAACCATGTTTGCGTTATACGAAGTGATGTAGGTATTGTATGCCAAAACGTCAAGGATCGTCGAAAGGTTGGATCCCTCAAAATCATAGTCGGTGAAACTAGAATTTTCTTTTAGATATTCTCTAAGTGTTGATTTAACCTGATTAAAGTCCAGGTTAGTGAAATTAGATAGTGGCATTTTTTACCTGGTTGGAAGCAAAACAAGATCTAACGACTGTGGTGGGATATCTGCACCAATGATACTATATTGTATAGTTGCATTCATAGCATTTCCATCATAATCAGGAACAACCCGTACATCGGTCAATGTCACTCTTGGTTCATAGTTCAAAATGGATTGAACAATTTCATCTCTAATATTAGAGGCAGTAACAGGGTCAATATTCTCAAACAAAAACCTGGAGACCCGAGAACCGAAGTCCTCATCGAAAAATTTCTCTCCAGGTTGCGTAAATACGATATTTTTTACCGAACGGGCAATAGCGGTGGCATTTTTTAACACCACAAGGTCGTCATTCAGAGGATTTCTCTGAAATGTCATACTTATATCCCTAAAACCTTGACTTACCCGTTGTATCGGCACACGAATATAGCGATTATATTTTATTTATTAGGGATTCGGATCAAATATTTCGTTATCAAAGTCAGATTTTTCCGAATTTTCGGTCAAATCGTCATTTTCAATCTCTTGTAGCACTTTTTTCTTCGGTTTTTGCCAACAATCAGTGATTAGTTCGGTTGTGCCCCATACTTCACGCATAAATTTACTATCTGTATTGGGATAAAGGTTTTCAGTCATCGATTTTTTCCTCTTTTTTGGGTGAATCTTCACGTTCTTTAGCTGTTTTCCAAAAATATTCGTCTTCACGACCCATACCGAGACGTTCAAACCCATTTTCAACTTGATAATATTGCGTTGATACCTTAAAATCGGGCATTTTTGGATCAACAGGCGTCAAGCTGTTATCATAGATACGCATTCTATTGTTTGGATATAATGCATATTGCCCATTTTCTAGTTCAATTAGATTATGAGACTTATGTTCAGCAGGATTTTCACTTGTAGCATAGTCAACTACCTCAGGATCCTGATGATAATTGTCTATCGTACAAATATATGTACCTTTTTGAATACCAAAGTCGCGAGTATACAACTCATAGTCCATTGAACCAATGAATTGTTTCGTTACTGCAACAACACCATAGTCCATACAATTCCAAAATTGTAGGTTAGGTAAGTTCATATCAGGACTAGGAGTCTCTGGTGCCGAGACGAAGGCGCTGATAGGCAACTTGTCGTACATTGCAGCATATTCAGGTAGGTATGTTTCAAAATAAAAAGTGCGCCCAGGAATCGACTTACACGATACCCAGACGCCTTTAACAAATTCGCCATGACCACTTTGGTGATCAGTCAAATATTCTTTACGTACCCAGACCTCAACCGAGGGGAGATTGCAAATAAGAGCAGACATTGTAAATTAATGTATCTACGTCTATTTACCCTGCCCACGATACTTCTTTTTTGCTTTATTACGAGAAGTCGCAGAAAGTAATGTATACTGCGAGTTTCCTTGGCGAGTTTTTTTCGGTGTGCCCTTAATGTAATTACCGCCTTTCATCATCATAGTTCAGTACCTCAAATAACACGAGTTTTTTCGTGACCGACTCTAATCCGAGGATCGCACCAGATTTCAAATCCTTTCTCCTTGGCATCAAGACAGAATGAGACATCCTCACCACACATGTCCTGTACATTTCCACTCTCAAAGACTTGCATCTTAGGAGCAAACCAAGGGTATTCCAGATTCTCAAATACACCCTTCTTGATCAATACCCATCCAAATCCAGTGTAATCAACAGTAAAAGGTTTCTTACGCTTCTGAATGGATTCGACAGTTTCGTGATTCATCACTCCACCATTCTTACGGAAATCATCCTCCTCAAGCCAATGTGCAACAGAAGTCGTGTGTCCATCTTCAGTGGCATACCATCCAGCAACTACTTCCCTCTCTGCACCATCGGCAGCAATTGCCATATCACAGAGTTGCCAGAACTTACTCGTATCGAACACGATATCTGAGTCAATCCACAGTTGGTAGTCATACTGCAGTTTACCGTCCCAAGGAATCTGATTAGGTCCACGCAACACATTTGCACCCAGACACTTACAACGTGCAAAGTTAACCATAGAAGAGTAATCTTGACTGATCTGAATACTCATTCCATTCTGTACCATATCAAAGCACAGTTGTACGAAGTTCTTCAAGAAGATATAAGAACATCCGCGACCAGGTAGACAAAATACAATTGTCTTACCTTTCATTCTTTCTTTAATTGCCGCAATGTCCCACTCAGGTGCTTGAGTCTTCTTGGGCGCATTCGCTTTTACAGTAAATCCTTTAGCCATGTTTTTTGAATTGCTTCAGTTCAATTATAGTACGGTGTATGTATGATGTCAATAACTATCACAACCTTCTGGATCTGGCGTATTACCCGAACGAACTCCAAGGGGGCGATTGCATTCCTCATAAGACAAATCCTCAAGGTCATAATCAGTCTTCATTAGACCAACCATTCCCTTGAGGGTTTTCCATGTATTATTAAATTCTTCTCTTGATAGATTGTTATATAAACACTCTTTTTTTGCGTAGATGTGATAAACCTTTTCCATAAAAATTTTTTGCGAGAAATTTTTTTTCCAATTATGAATTTGACTTTCGCATTATATATCGAGGTCGATCTGTCACCTCTGTAGGTTAGGGTAGTTAGTCGTTTTTATATACGGCGGCAACGCGCCCCGCCACGATAACAACGAACCGCGAACAACTGTGGTCCACGGTGTTACTCTCCCACATAATATCACGGAGACTAACTGTTGTCAACCCCCGTGTTATTATGTATCAATGAGACTGCCAATTCACCACCTGACAGGTGTACTCAGGTCCTCTACGTAACTATCAATCAGACGCTCAGATCCTTCCAGTTCAAAAAGATCCTCCCATGAAATCTGATGCGGGTCAAAGTCTTCCATCACCTCAATATCTAAGGTGATTCTATAACGTTGCTTCTGTGCCTGACTGATAGCGACTGACATGATTGACTCCGTTGGTGATACTTGACTAGTATAGACTGCCTGAGAGATATTGTCAATCTTCCATCTGTTATTTATTAGAAGGACTGATGGTTTTTGTCTGTCAATCCCCACAAAAATTTATACTGGCGGTCTTGACATTTCTGCGCGTTCGTGATAGACTGCTCGCTTAGATCACTACTCCTAGACACATTAAATTGAGAACAAAAAGACCCTCAAAGTAACTCTCAAGACCCCCCAGATACGCTGCTGAGTACACTTAAACTGATAATTCTCAACAACAGTATAAACAACGCAAATACGTTAATTAAACCTTTTTTAATATAAAAAAAGCATAATCTTTATGTATTTGAGTAAAAAAAGGGGGATTTTAGTCCCCCTTCGGTATCACTCTCAGAACAACGAATCAACGACTAATTGATGCAAAATACTCTGCACAATCATTGATATTTTCTTGGGTAATATCCTCTACGATAACATCAAGGATTTGAAGAATCTCCTCCCCAGTGTTACCAACGCGGAGCATACCAAGTGCAT